CAGTCTTGGACTTTTCCTGCGCCATCACAAGTTGAGCAGGTGTTATCGTCTTCCGGGTCAAGCTGGCGATCACCGATGTAGATATGGTTCATTTCTGATTGCCCTTTGCATGCTGCTCGCAGATCTCTTTTGCCTTGTCGAGATCAGATTTAGGCGCTGAGATAAACGACCCGCTGAAGCTCGGTCGATAATAGATATCTTCTCCGACCTTGTTTCGACTGATCTTGTAGCCAAGATCTCCGGTTAGAATGTGTGGTGATTGGCGCTGCCAGTTCATTGATTCAGCTCCTTGACCTTGTTGAGGCAGGCGTTCCAGCCCATAGAATAGGATCGATCCTCATCGTCATAGTCCTTATCGAATATGTAGCGACTAGCAGGCAGCACCACCGTTACCGGCGCGGGCGGCGAGGTGTAGAGCTTGGCGCCTTTGCGGAGCAGATGTAGGTTGCCGGTCGTCAGCACAAACGGATCGACCATAACAACTTCGGCCACCGGCTCTTGGCGCTCGACGACTGGGGCGGCAAGTAGGGCGCGGAGTTCTTCAGACACGATTTGATAGCGCTCATACACGCTACCCTGTGATGGATCAAGCCAGCGCTCAGCCAGCTCCCGCGAGATTTTTATGTCGTTGGTCATTGCTTAAACCTCAGGACGGCATTTGAATGCGAGCCAAATGTAGTGGTTGCCTTTAGCGGTAACCTTGATTATGTTTTTATCCAGGTCCCACTTGATTAGCTCCAGGTGGTTTAGGATCGTGGTTAGAGTGTGGCCTTGATGCCAGCCGGCTAGTGCTTTGATGCAGCCTTGGGCCAGCAAACCGCGAAAATTGGTGTGGCCGAAGTTGGTGTGCAGGAATGCCATTTCCATGTCGGCATCACTTACCAAGTCGGTGACAGCGCGCAACTTCGGGTCGAGCAGGAATTTCTTGCGGCTCATTCGCTTGCTCCCGATTCGGTGGGTTTGAGGGCGCCGATAGCGATCTTGACCTCAACAAGTAAATCCTCCGGAAAACAGGATTCCGTGTAGTAGGCCAGGGTGCGGGTTAAAAGCCCGACAAGCTCTGCATTCCGCTGCTCGGCGGCTGTCAGGCGTAGCGATACCAGTTCATATTGATCGTCCATACAAAGCAGACGTTGCCTCTCTGACTCGGCCATTTTGGTAACTACGGCAATAATCTCGATTGCCTTATCCCACGGAATTTTCTTTCCGTATGTATCTACCCAAGCATTAATCAGCTTTGTCGCTGAATCATGGTTTGCCAGCTCTTCCCGCAGCATAGCCAGCTCGGATTGGGAGTCGGCATAACCCTCGATTAGAATTGATACCTCACTGATATGGTGACGCAAGCTGTATTCATCGCACCCGTCAAGCGCATCGATAGCCTTTTGAATTTTGCTCACGTTAAATCCTCCAATAGTCCATTGTAAAAAATACTGCCATCAATCTTCAAAAGCCCTGCCGACCGCAACCGGCTCATAGCTGACTTTGAAGTCGATATAACTGCCATCCTCAAAATGCACGCGCTTGACGAATGGCGACGGTGATCCACTGTAGGTCTGAGCCTCGGTTGCAGCCGCAAAAGCATCATCCGACTCCAGGCACTTTTGCGCAGTTGTTTTTGCCATGATTCTTTCCCCTGTCTTGGGTTTACACGTCACGAATAGTAGATATGAATAATCATTATGTCAATAAAAAGCCCGGAAAGATCCAGGCTTTGATTGTCGCGACAACAAATTTAGGATGCCTTGAGCAGCTCAGCCGGTGCGTCCTTGCGATATTTGGTTAGGAGGCGGCGAACCTGGGCCTCGAACATAGCCTTTTGCTCGTCCGGCAAGTGTTCCCATAGAACTACAGCGTCATGCCACAGGGCTCCAGTAAGGGCCTTTTCGTGCTGCACCTGTACGCCGACCATCTCTGGTGGTCTTTGTGGCTCAGGTGCAGCGCTGGATGCCTTCACGCGCCTAGCTTCGGCTATGTCGCTGCGCATCTGCTCCATCAGCTCATATGTGGCCACCTTTAGCTTGAGCCGATAGGCTGATCGGATAATCGATACGTACACCTTGACGGCCCTGGGTGCTGACTTCAGGGTCTCCCCTATCGCTCTGCGACCAATCTTCTGGCTCCATCCGTTCTTAGCATATGCCTCTGACACCATGCGTTCGAACTGATCAAGCGTGGAGGCCTTTGCGGCCTTCACCGCCGATAGAATGCCCTTGGAAACATCCTCGACGGCGTTGGTCGCCGACTCAATTTGAAGGAAAACATTTGCCAGGTCTTGCTTTTGCGTTTTCATGTGGACCACCTCAAATCTGGGCTTGGGTAGCATCCATGCACTGACTGCGCCGTCGTTATCTTGTCTGTGCGGCAATCTTGAGACTAGACATAGATGGCTGTTATGTCAACTATTGACATTGCTGGCTCCCGCATACCTGGCCTGGCGGACCTTGGAGCACTTGAAATGCTTCTTAGTATTATTCCCAGATGAGCGCGGCTTGCCACAAACGTCGCAATAGTTGGCGCTGATCAGGTGGGGCATCTGCGCCTTTCTTGGGACTGTAGTGCGGTATAGAGTGGTCATCATTTTACCTTTAGGCCGAGGGATTCGATGGCTCTGCGAGATGCAGTCCACATATCGCATCGCCCCTGCGCTTCTCCGATCTCGTAACTGCTCATGCTGTCAGGGTCAGAATCTGGCATGTATGGCGATAGCGGCAACTCCACCTCAATAGCCGCGCGGGAGGCTTGCCAGCCAGCTTGCCATCCAGCCCACTGGATAGAGCCGAGATTTCGGAAAGCCTTCGCGGCATCTGGATACCCCATTCGAATCAGGCTGGCGATCTGCTCGTTACGCCACTCTTCGAACTTCTGATTTTCAATATTCATTATTTTGACCTCAAATCAAGAGTGATCCAGATCTGCCTATCGCGCAGATAGGCGAGCCGGCTTTGACGGCGAAGAGCTTGGAGTCGTCGATCAGTAACTCGAAAGCTATCGATTCCAGGCTGAATGCGCTCGTTCTCCTCAGCCATACGGCTGCATAGCGAATTGAAATTATTACATCCGCTCTTAATCAGACTGACCAGCTTTAAATCGTATTCAATGTATTTCATAACCACATCTCCAGCCGTTTAACAGCAAGCGCCAATCGCTCGCCATCCTCCCTACTCAACCGCTCGTTACGCTCCAAAGATGACCTTGCACCCTCCCAAATCATCCATTCGAAGCGGATATCTTTGTTGTCTTTGTGCTTGTATCCAATCCAGTCGATTCTATCTGGACGCCAAATCCAGGCTTCACCACCAATAATCGTGCCGAAAATAGCTGATTTTTCGGCCTTCATTACAAAGCCATTATTTAGCCGATCGATCCTGAAGCATCTAAATGTTGCATCGGCGGCAGTTGACGGGATGTGAGCCCCATATCTAGCCCTGATCGCATGCTCAACACTCACAGGATGATCAGTCACACAACCTCCAGAAGACCGCCTTCAGATACAATAAGCTGGCCCGACTCGATCATCTTCTGAACTCGACGGATGCACGTCTGATAGCCGCCCTTGCCCATGGCTTTGAATGGTTTGCGATGGCGCAGTATCTGCGTGAGCGACCTGGTAGCAAGTCGCTTTCCGCTCAGTGCCTCAATAACCGCCTGCTCTTCAGCATCGACACCAGACTCACCGGCATCATGCAAAAGCGTTTCCATGTGATACGAAAGCGTTTCAACAACATCCATTGCCGTGCTGATCACGGCGTCAGGAATGATCTCCGGCACCTTCATGCCATGCCCGAGGCATTCAAAAACATGAAGTACTGCGGAAATTTTCAGTACGTGCGTCTCAAACTTTCCGAGCCAGGAAAGAAGCACCACGTCACCAGACTGGCCAAGCTCGCCCATACGCCCTTCGCTGTCGATCTTCCACTGGCGGATCATGTGATAGCCGACAGATGATGCGCGCAGCTGTTCGAGATTGCAGGGGTCCAGGATCACACGGGTTCCAGCATCTGAGTTCTTGAACGAAAATATCTTCGATGAATAAGCCTCGACGCATTTATGTACCGCCAGTTCAAACTGACGCTTGTCGTCGTCATGGACATAACCGTTATTAAACGTCCTGCTCCCGAGTAGCGTTGGTTCCGAGACGAAGAAAAACCGCTCGGCCATTCCCGAGCCGCCAGAGGCCGCCAGGACACGCTTGGATGCACCCATCTGCGCAATCAGTGTGATCGCCCCGTTAGCGATGCCGGAGAAGGCTGAGCGGCCGCCACGCATACCGGCAACGTATTCGCCAGCATACCCCTTCAGGATCAGTTCGTTAGTGCTAGAAAATGATCCTGACTCAGGGAACAACGAGGTCAACGCGGACTGCTCAGCGGAAGCAATGACAAATCGACCCTCAGAGCATTCGGACATGAACTTATCAAGCGCTGCCGAAGTGGCATCGGTCGCCAGGACAAAGCCATGTCTAATACCGGACTCTGGGTCGATGTCGCGCTCCTTATCCTCGCGCTTCTTGCCAAACACCTTCTTGTTATGCAGCGACATGGCCATGCTGTACGGAACAATCCCAGCATCCAGGATGCGGCTCTTCTGAGTTGCTGGAGGCTGCTCAACGATCACATAAAGACCGGTGCTTATCGGGTGCTTAGTTGCATACTGGACTGCGTAGTTGCACGCAACAGAGGCGCTTGCAGCACCGAGCATCGACATAAAAACGCTAGCCTCTGGAAACTCGATGCAGTGAGCCATAGTTGAGGCAAGCCGACCAATAACTGTATTAGCTGCCGACTCGGGTAACTGAATAAACTCATCGATAACTTCACCCTGCACAACAACCTGTTTCTTCTGTCTTGGCTTTTGTGGTGCTCGCGGCTTTGGAGCTGGAACACCTTTATCAATAGCAACTGTCGGGATGCCAATATCGAATGCGCTTACTTGAAAATCATCTTCATCAGGCATTACGTCCAGGTACACGTCAACCGGAGCGGTATCAAACTCTGGAGGGCTGCTGATATCGATCTCCTCCACTACGCGATCCTCCAAAGCCGGTATCCGTTTTCAAGTTTGCGGCGTGTAACCTTAAAGCCATTCTTTTTTTTCTTCTCGTACGCATAGGCGGCATTGGCTGCGCTTTCAACCTGGCTCAGTTCTTCGAAGAAAAGGCTGTCACCTACGTCCATATCTGCAAACGGGTAGCGTAATTTATTCTGCAAAGGAAGCTGTTCGCCCTTATCAATCTGCATCCATAACCCCTTCAATTTGTGAGATTTGAGCGCTTAGGTTGCCATGACTTTAATTTGTGCGCAATGTGCGCTTTGTGGCCTTTTGCGCGTTTTGGTCTTTTGTGCTCGTTTGTGGTCTTTGTGAATCATGCAATCTGAGTGCTTCTGAGTGCTAGTTGAGTGCTCAGTTTGCACTCAGGTCTAGGCCACGTAATACAAGGGCTGGAGGTATATCTGAGTGCTTGAGTGCTAATTTTTAAAAAACTGCGTTTCTGTATATTTTTTAACCAGATGTCAACCGTTTGAGTTTTTTTGAAAATGTGCGCGAGCCGAATTTAGCACTCAAGCACTCAGAATGTGCTCCAGGCCACGTGGCACAAGGGCTAGACCTGAGTGCGAGCAGAGCACTCACCAGCACTCACCAGCACTCAAGCCAATTTACTTACCGTAAAGTCAGGATTTTGAAATAGATAAAATATTTCTGCGACAACCGTTGACGTGGATAGTGGATATATCTACTATTGATTTCGTGGTGAATGAGCAGGTCGATGCTCCAGTAGCAGGAAGGTTTATCCAAGCCTGCACGTACCGGGTGACTGATAGAACAATCGGTGACTAGAGACACTTGAAGCCGGAGATCGACACCGGCCACCACAAGGCTTACTCGACATACGGCCATTATGTTTTGTCGATGACAGCTCGGAATAGACGGCAACGCTCTTTAAATCTGAAGTTGTTATTCGGCTGTTTTGTGTTATTCCTTTGAGCGCCAGGATATTTGTTGCTAGCAAACACGTAGCCGCACAAAACAGCCGAATAACAATTAAACCGAACACCGATTGCACATCGGTCAACTTCGCAAAGTTTGCATATACTCGGTTGCTCCTTCCGATAGCGCAATGCGATGAATGTGCTAGCCAAGGGTCTGCTTACCTGTATGCCAGTTGTCTCGCTGGTGGCGAATAGAGGCAAAGATAAGTGCCCGCACTCGCGGCAATCACCTAACTACAGGAGATTTACCATGAGCTATCCGCAACCTAAGCTTCCATCTAGTAATGTATTGATCGAAAAGCACAGCAAGGCGCGCTATATTGTCTGTCCGCAATTCCTGCGTGAATTTTGCGATAAACACGCAAGGGATCAGGTGCGGCGTTATAAGTAACATTCTACTTCGGACGCGGATGTAGTCGCCAGACCGCAGGTGCGGAATAATCTTCCAGGGCGGTACAAACCCCGATTGCTGGAGCTGGATCGGTAACCAGCACAAAAGCCCGCAACCTCACGGAAGCGGGCTTTTTCATTTCTGGCGTGTGGTATAGTTGCCATTAAATCCATGTTTCGGACAGGCGGGACAGAATGCATATTCAATACGTGAAAAGGTTCTGGAAATTCAGCATTGCCAGATCGGGGTGCGTTACCAGGTTCGATGCCTTTGGTTACCTGGTATTCCTCAAGCTTGGCTCGGCATATTTCCTTTTCCGCAAACGCATTTGGAGATCTTGCTGATGACGCCAGAGCAGAAGGCTTTATTCGATCAGCTGACTGAGCTGCAGCAGAGGACTGCTACGGGGGTGCTTGCTGGCATGACCCAAAGAGCTGCTTACTGGGCCGCTGGTGGAAAGGCTGATAACGATGATTCGGCAGACTCCAGCTCGTCTCAGATCTTGAGCAATCTAAAGGTCAAGGCATTCATGGATTCCATGAAAGTGCAAGCAGTTTCTGACGCAATTATGGGTCGTGAAGAAATGATGCGGCGCCTGTCCCTTTTGGGTCGCAAGGGCGTCAAAGACATCGTGCGCTTCCGCACAGCCACTGTAGGCCTCGACATGGAGACCGGCGAGCCTCTGGTCCAGACCGCATGGGAGATCCCCGACAGCGTGCTACAGGACCAGGAATCCCTATCCATTATCGAATCGCTTGAGGTCGGAAAGGGTGGACCTAAGGTCAAGACGTATTCGTCGATCCAGGCCATGGCCCTGCTTGCCAAGCTGCAAGGGTTCGAGGCTGCGCAGAAGTTCGAGCACAGCGGACCAGGTGGCGGCCCGATCTTGACCAGGGATGTCAGCGAGATGTCAGATGAGGCGCTGATGGCTCTGATTACTGGCGGCGAGACGAAAGACGAATGACTCCGGTGCAACTGGCCGCGCAGGAGCTACTAAGGCGCAGGAAGGCTCGTAGGGGTCTTCTCGACTTCATCAGGTACATCAACCCTGAGTACATCGTCAGCGAGTTCGCTGTTGAGCTGTGTGCGGCGCTGGAGCAGTTCCTTGCCGATCAGCAGGCTGGCAAGCGACCCGTGCTCGTCGTCCAGGCGCCCCCTCAGCACGGCAAGTCCGATATTGTCAGCCGGTATGCTCCGGCCTGGATCTTTGGCCAAAACCCCGACCTATGCCTGGGCGGCCTGTCATACTCCAAAGACCTTGCTACAGACATGAATCGCGACGTACAGCGGATCATGCTCAGCCCTGAGTACACGCGGCTTTTCCCTGCATCATCCTTGAACGCCAAGCGAGTGGTTACGGTCGAGGTTGAGGCCAAGCGTAACAGCGACGTTTTCGAGATCGTCGGGCGCAAGGGTCGATATATCGGTCAGGGTGTTGGTGGCCCGCTCACGGGCAAGCGAATTGATATTGGCATCGTGGATGACCCGATCAAGAACGCCCAAGAGGCACTAAGCCAGACCGTCAAGGACGGGATCTGGAACTGGTACATCACGACCTTCCTGACGCGCCTGTCGAAGAACAGCGGGCAAATCATCATGGCGACCAGCTGGGCCACTGACGACTTGTCAGGGCGCATCCTGAAGGGCAACGCCAAGGCCAAGCATCTGAAGTTTGTCGCGGTCAACCTGCCAGGCGAGAAGGGCTACAATCCTGATCGGCGACAGGGTGCGCTGGTTCCAGACCTGCACCCCCTCGACAAGCTGCTCGAAACCAAGGCTGTCATGTCCGACTACTTCTGGTCGGCCATGTATCAGCAGTCGCCAATTGCTGTCGGCGGCAACCTATTCAAGACTGACGGCTTCCACTACTGGAAAGGCGTGCCGCCCAAACTCAAATGGCGCGGCGTCTATGCGGATACCGCGCAGAAGACCAAAGAACATAATGACTATTCCGTGTTCCAGTGCTGGGGAGAATCATGGGAAGGTCAGGCCGTTCTATTGGACCAGGTGCGCGGCAAGTGGGAAGCCCCCGAGCTTCTGGCCCAGGCCAAGGCGTTTTGGGCTAAGCATAAGGCCGAGAGCAACGGGGTGCTGCGCTCATTCAACGTCGAGGATAAGGCGAGCGGTACAGGGCTCATTCAGTCGATGAAGGGCATCCCTGTCGTTGGCATCCCTCGATCCGTGGATAAGATCACGCGAGCCATGGACGCCATTCCGCTGATACAATCGGGCAACGTGCTACTGCCAGAGGATGCGCCGTGGCTGTCTGACTACCTATCTGAGTTCGCAGCCTTCCCGAAAGGTGCCCACGACGACCAGGTCGATCCGACGATGGACGCAATCCAAGACATCCTGTCACCGCAGAAAACTGACTACAGGTCACTCCTATGAGCCGAACCACAAAATTCATCGACGGCCTGGCGAGCATCGTCAACGGCCTGGCCAATCGTCGCAGCGCCATGCAAACGAACGTCGTCGTGTCCACGCGACTCGACGATAGCCAGTTGCGCGCCATCTACAAGACCGGGCTTGGCTCAAAGATCATCCGCATCAAGACCGGCTACGCGCTTAACGACACGCTCCAGTTCAAGGATAAGCAGGACGAGCGCATCTACAAGGTCAGGATTGAGCGCGCCGTCAAGAAGGCCTCCAAGTTCATGCTGGGCTTCGGTCGCGGCATAATCCTGATGAATGAGGTTGGCGCCGACCTGAAGACTGCCGCGCGCGACGTGGACATGAGCCGAGTCAGACTGGAGGTGTTCAGTGGCGACATGGTGACGGTCCAAAACATGACCTTTGACCTTGACAGCGCACGATACCAGCGCCCTCGTTTCTACTCCGTGCGCGGCAAGCTGTTCCACTACACGCGAGTCATTGACTTCTCGTACTACATGCCGCCAGAGGTTGACCTGCCGACGTACCGCTATGGCGGCGTCAGTGAGTTCGAGATGATTCACACCCAGCTGATCAACGATGGGATCGTTGAGCGGGCAAGCGGGACCATCCTCGAAAAGAACTCGACGCTATTCCACAAGATCAAGGGCTTCAAGGATTCGATCAAGTGCAAGGAAGATGACGCGCTGATCGAATATTACTCCAAGCTCGCTGAGATCCGGGGCATCTATGGCGACGGGATCATCGACGCGGAAGACGATGTAATCACGGTTGCGCAGTCCCTGACCGACCTGGCCAACGTCGATAACGTCAGCCTGCGCCGCCTGGCATTGGTGACGTCCATCCCCCTTCCATTGCTGGTTGGCGAGTCCGTTGGCGGCCTGAACAGCTCGGGAATCCAAGAGCGCCAGTCGTTTCAGGACATGACCGAAGCTCTCCAGTATGACTACCTGCTTGATCCCATCGTCGAGATATGTTCAGCGTTTGGCATCGACTGCGTAGAATTCAAGGAGAACCAGGGTGGCACGGCACTTGAGCGCCTGGACTTTGAGACCAAGGTGATTGACAACGCCGTCAAGCTGGATGCGCTGGGTGAGGATTATCGCGGCTACCTGAAAGAGCATGACGTACTCAAGGATGATCCGTGGAAGGCTATTTTCATGCCGGACGAGGCGGATGTCGATGAGGCTGACGCGCTGGCTGCATCGCTTGAGGATGATCAGGTATGAAGCGCGAAGTGACAGCAGCAAAGCCGACCCCAATCAAGGCCCCGAAGTCCCCGCGCGGCATCGAGAACGAGTTCGCCGAGATCATGGACTTCATGATTCAGCAGATGGCGCAGCGATTCCAGAATCAAGTGCTGAACAAGATCCAGGCTAAGACGGTGGAGAAGTTTGCGGATCGGTCGCCCATCGTGGTGCGCCTATCCAGGGAGCGGAAGGTTGTCGATCACTACCGCGACAGCAAGCAGCACGTAGAGAGAGAGATATCGTTTACCGACTCTGCAGGCGTCAAATGGTCGCGCACTGAAAGCGTGTGGAAAGACGTGAAAGTCCCAGTATACCGAACTGAGCGCTACGAAATGCGTGGCCTGTCGGACGTGATCCGCTACGATACTGATCGCGTGCTTGACTTCGAAGACGCCCAGACCGGCAACTTCGCATCGATCCTCCTGCGGCTGTCCAAGGCCGCCAAGCGCAGCCTGCTCAAGCAATTCAGCAATGGGCGCCTAGAGACTGTCAGCAAGCAGATTCTGGCCAAGCTCGACAAGAAGGCCAAGAAGGAATTCTATGAGCGGGTGGCCGGCAAGACTGGCATCGACGTTACCAGTCTGGTCGCCAAAGAGGGCCTTAAGTCCACGACCAATGCGCTGGTAGCCGAGACCGCTCAGTGGGTTCAAACCCTGCGCGACGACACATTCCAGAAGTTCACCAACAACACGCTGTTTGCCATGAGTCAGGGCGAGTCGCTGGACACCATCGTTAAGCAGTTTGATGACGTGGTTATCGAGCGCAAGAATCATGCCAAGTTCCTGGCGAGGAACCAGGTGCAGAATTACAATTCCATCACGACCAAGATCCGGGCGCAGAACCTCGGCATAACCAAGGCTATTTGGGAGACGGCAGACGACGACCGTGTGCGCCCATCCCACGTTGACCGCGAAGGCAAAGAGTTTGATCTCGCAGAGGGGCTGTATTCGTCTATCGATGGGATATACCTGCTACCTGGCACCGACTACAATTGCCGCTGTACTTACACAATGATCATTCCAGAGACCGCAGAGGGTTAGGCATAATGGCTATGCGATACGAGATCAAAGGGGCGGTTGTAGACGGCGACCACGATAGCCCGGTAATGGATGCGAACTTTGCTCAGTGCGAATTGTCGTCTATCCGATTCTTCGATGCGGGAGGCGCTCAGGTTATCCCAAGCGCTGGCACTGTTTCATTCAAGGGCAGCCCTGATGGCGTTAACTGGCGCAATGTGCAAGACGGGGAATTCAGTGCCGCTGATGCTTACAGCGCAACTCGCACGCCTCCGTATGCTGAAGGGCTTATGATTTGTGGGCGCCTGACATTTTCCGGGATTGTTGGCGCGAGCAGCTTCTCTGCGACCATCTGGAGGAATCGAGCATGACCTATCGTACGGGAAGTCGCGGCAGTGGCGGAGCAACTCCAGAACCGTCAGCGGGAGGTGTCGACATCGGATTCTTCGACTATCGCAACACCCTGCCTGACCAGTATTTCGAGTCGACAGTCTGGAACACGATCAAGAATAACGCCCTGGGCCCTCAGACCGAGCTTCGATTCGCGCCAAAAGGTGTCACGTCGATGCTTGATACGGCGACCGGACGAATCTTGTTGAGCGGCCTGGCGATTGGCGACCAGGTTTACGTCCGCCACACCTTGAGCGTGCTCGGCTACGTCAACAATATGAGTCTGACGCTGCGCAACTACTTCGGCCAGACTGGCCAGGAGTACGTCGAGCCGTTCGGGCCTACGATCCGATTGCAGTCGGGTGCTGGCGTTCAAAGCGGGCTCCAGATCGCTGATTCCAGGTTCTATGTGCGCGATGAGAATACTCGGCTCGGCGGGGTGCTGCCTCAGATCAAGGGTGACAACAGGTTTGAGGTTCAGTATTCGGGGGTTTATATCTCGGTGATTCGGAAGAATAGTTGACATAGGGTTGCCGGATAACTATTATCTCTCCATCGAAACAAACAACGGAGCAAGACGAGATGACTCACGCAATCCCGCAATGGCTGCGCGACCAATTCGACGTAATTGAGTTGCGAGTCAGAAAGATGGGGGCTGAAGCTGTATTCACACAGATGCGCACTAAAGTGCAGGCCTACTTTGAAATGCAGCGCTCGGTAGAGAACAGTAGGGCAGGCAGGGATCTGGCCATTATCACGCAGCAGAAGAACCTGATCGAATCTTTGCGCGAAGATCTGCAATTAGCAATCGCCATTGATTGTCAGGATGACGTAATTGATGCGTGCGCTGAGGCTGGGATTAAAGATATGACTCCGGGTAAAGCTATTCGTCATCTCAACGACTTAAAGGTGGATCTGCTGAATTCTCTGGAGGAGTGCCTGCCATGCCTAGGATGGAAGAATATGTCAGATGAATATATCAAACGAGAGCATGAGCTGGGCAATGGGTATGCGGAGCTGATCCTTCGCGCCCGCTTCGCTATTGCCAAAGCAAAAGGATGACCTTAGGATTAATTTCACACATAATTCAAATATGAAGCCCTCTTAATCGAGGGCTTTTCTTTGCCCGCAATTTCCCATCGGCACAATATTTGCTTTGCCATCAATCAGGGTTTACAATTCGGCAAGATTCGTGCCAAGGCTGGATAATGGAAAAGCTCAAGTTCAACGACGCAGCGACCTATGATGAGGGCATGAAGACGGCCATCTCTGTTCGTGATGGCGTGCTTGAGTACCTGGGCGAAGAGATCGGCCAGGAGCCGCCTGAAAAGATCTTCACCGTGTACCGCTCTCCAGCCACCATTGCCAACCTTGTCGCGCAGATGCCAGGCATTCCTGTTATCGGCGAGCACGTTGAGCCAGGCACTGAAGATGACGACATCGACAGCAAGGTTGAGTCGGCCACGCTTATTGATTATTTCGACGAGGCGCTTGGTTCTACTCTTGCCATCAAGAATCAGGTATCGCTTGACCCTGCAATGATCGCCGAGATCAAGGGTGGCAAGCGAGAGCTGTCCCTTGGTTACGAGGGGCGCCTTGTTCCTCACTCCAAATACGATTTCGAGCAGGTTGATTTACGCCCTACTCACCTGGCCACTGTCGAAGATGGCCGCTGTGGTTCCGGCTGCCGCTTCATGGATCGCAAACCAACCCCAAACCCGGAGGCTCAAATGAAGCCGAAGAAGTTGCACAAGGCGTTTTGCGACGCCGATGGCTCGATGAGCCTTTCGCAGATTGTCGAGCTGGCTGCCGGCCTGCCGGAAGCAATCAAGAACGTACCAGCTGACAAGCTCCAGGAGTTGCTACCAGCGCTCCAGGAGATCATGGTCGCGGCCAGTGACGCGGGCGTGAAGCCGGTGGTCGAGACGGAAGAGACCGAGACCGAAGTCGAAGATCTCCCCGAGATGACCGACGAAGAAGCCGACAAGCTGATGGACGAAAGCGCCGATGCATCTGGTGGAGATCCGGTCAAAGTTACCGACTCCGCTCGCAAGGTTCTGCGCAAGAAGTTTGCCGACCGTATGGCCATGGCCGTCGGTTCCGCCGTCAAGCTGCATGGTGCAGTGATCGAAAAGGCCCAAGGCATCCTGCCTGAAACCTATCGCTTCGCCGACAAGTCCACCATGCAAATCATGCGTGATGCGCTGGCTACCCAGCACACTGAAAAGTTCGCTGATTCTGAGCTGCCACTGGCATTCAAGATGCTGCGCAAAGGCGCGGGCGAATACCAACAATTCGGCGACAGCAAGGCCAGCGATAACAGCCTGACCGCCCGCCTCCAAAAAGAAATGGAAGGGAAATAACCATGGCTTTCGATAAGACTGTACTGACGGCAATTCCCGACCTGATGCCTGGCGAGGTCATCGCCGCGTCCCCGCATAACGTTTCGGCGTTCGATGTGTGGGAAGAAGGCTTGATCCCTGGCCGCTTCTGCAAGTTCGACACGGGCTCCATTGACCTGCTCGACGCATCGGCGACCACGCTTATCGCTGGCGTCGTTCGTCGCAAGATCTCCAGTGCGCTGGAAAACGCCAAGTATACCAAGCTGGGCATCGCTCCAGACCAGGTTGCCGAGGTCGTAAACTTTGGCTTCGTAACAGTCGAGATCCCGACTGGCGTTACGCCTGCTCGCTTCGGCCAAGTCTACGCGGTTAACACTGCTGGTGCGGACATCGGCAAGGCCACCACTGTGTCGACCGGCAACGTTGCCGTGCCTGGCGCCGTGTTCTGGGAAGGCAAGCGCCCAGGATCGTGGCTGATCAACATTCCAAAGTATCTGACCGGGGTTTAACCAATGTCCATCATCAAGAAAGATCCGTTCAAGCTCTACCGCGTTAAGAGCTTCGAAGACGCAGCCGCGAAGGCCAAGACCTTTACCGATGCTGGCGGCATCATCCTGGCCCGTAACCTGGAATACCTCAGCACCGAGATTTTCACTCAGGAATACCCTGATCTGACCTTCTTGCAGCAAGGTATCACCGTGAACAACGAGGGTGGTTACGCTGACAGCATTAAAAAGCTGAAGCTGGCCATCTCCGGCGAGTATCGTGAATCCGGCTCGAACACCAACACTACCGGCAAGATCACCTTGCAGGGTGAGGACGACAACATACCGGTGTTCAGCATGGAAGCCGAGTCCGACTGGTCTGAAGTCGAGCTGAAAAAGGCCGAGCTGCAGAACGTCAACCTGCCATCGCGATTCCTGGAGGCACACGCCGAAGTCTACAACCGCAAGATCGATGCGATTGGCTACATCGGTCAGAAGCGCAGCAACGGCACTATCAAGGCGCCCGGTTTGCTGACTTATACCGGTTGGGATACCGACGTGGCGGCAACCACTGCGCTGCTGATGACCGGCCAGGAGCTGTACAACGCAATTGCAGGCCTAATTACTCGCCAGTGGGCGAACGTGTACAACGTGGCCACCTACATGGCCGACCATGTGACCATGCCGGCAAGCGTGTACAACATCACTCGCACCAAGATTCTGGACTCCAATGCATCGCCAGCTTCCGTACTGTCGGCGCTGCAGGCAAACTTCCCAGGTGTTACCTTCGGCATGACCACTCAAGCCGAAGCCGGTCAGGCGGCTACTGCGTCCGTAACCGTGGCCCTGTCCCGTAACCGTCGCGGTATGCAGTTCCGTCTTCCGGTTCCGCTGGAGGTCTCCAGCATCGATCAGCGCGGCTTCAAGTACTACGTTGAGTCGTACTTCTCCATCGCTGGCCTGGACGTGATCGAAGACGGCGCAGCGGCTACGCTGACCGGCCTGTAATCAATAGGGCGCAAGGACGCGCCCGCCTATTTCGAGGTGTTACCGTGGAAGAATTGAAAAGTCAGGCCGAGGCACTTGGTATCAAGGTTGACGGTCGCTGGTCCGAAGATCGGCTGCGCGAAGAGATCGAGGCGGTCCAGGCCGCTAAGGCTGCAACGAGTCCAGTTGAACCAGCACCGGAAGCGCCACAAGATCCCGCAAAGCCAGAGCCAGAGCCAGAGCCAGAGCCAGAGCCTCAGACTGAAGGCGAGGCGAATCAGGCTTACAGCGGCCAGCAAGTGACTGTTAGCAACCTCAAGGCCAACCCGATGAAGTCGCTCGGCCTGGAAAGCTATGGCACGGCAACCTTCACCGAGACCCAGCTCGCAATCGATCCAAGCATTGAAGCTCGGATCCTTCGCGGTGTTGAGCTGGGCATTCTGAGAGTGGAATAATGACTATTCAGACCGACTTCGAATCCCGCTTCGCTTCTGCTGTTCCGGCGATCCAGTGGCAACCATGGATTGAGTCGGTCTGGCCGTCTTATAGCTGCCTGACGTACACCGACGGTAACAAGGAGGCGATCCTTAACCTGATCGCCCATCTACTTGTCACCGAAGGTCAGCCAGGAACTAGCGCTGCGCGCACTGCCGAGAGCAAGTCTGTCGGCAGTGTGTCCGTGTCCTACGGTACATCGTCCAGCACCAGCGAACTCGCCACGTTCTTCAACTCGACACGCTATGGGCAGCGCTATTGGCTGCTCACTGGCCGCCAAGTTGGGGCTCGATTCGTATGACGCCAACGGAGGCGCTAGCGGAATGTCAGCGCCAACTGGCGGCAATGAAGCGAGCAAAGGAGGCCGTGATCAAGGTCGGGCTTCCTGCCGGGGAGTCGGCTACGAGCGCCGCCTACACATCTGACGGCCAGAAGCCTGGCCCCTCTGTTCTCGATGTTGGCATATGGCATGAGTACGGCACTCAGCATGTTGATATGCGCTCATTTCTGCGAGGCCCGTTCGAGGCCAAGAAGTCCGAAATATCCAAAGCCATTGACACGCAATTCAAGCTGGTGCTCGATAGCGGGCTGGATATCGAGGTCGCACTTGGTCGCGTCGGGTTAACTGCCGTGAATATCAGTCGCGGCGCTTTCACGACCAAGGGCTATGGCGAATGGCCTGACATCAAGCAGGCGACAAAGGATGCCAAGGGCTCCGATCAGGTTCTGATCGATACCGGTATTCTCCGAAACGCAATTACTTGGGTGATTGAATAATGGCTAAGTCCAATTGGGTGATGACGGATGCTGGTTGGCGCCACCGCCCATGGTGGAAGGTGGCGATCAATACCGCGCTGCGTAAGATTCAAAAAGGCCGGAAGTCTCAATGGCTGGTTGCGACTAAGGCAATCGACCAAGAGCTAGCTGCTGGGAAGCCTGTAACTATTGGGTATTGCCTGGCCAGAGTCGAGGTTTCGAATGCTCCCTGACATGTCCGAGGTTCTGACCGAGTGGTCACAGCCGATCAAGCTGAAAACAGTTTCCGAGACAACCGTTGATTTCGTGCCGACCACGAAGGTTGCAGTGCAGACCATCATGGGCGTCGTGCAGCCCGCCGATAAAGAAAGGCTCGCCGTTGACCAGATCGACTACTCCCTTGAGTACATCTGGATTCATAGCGTTACGCCAATGGCGATTGGTCAGTATGTCGAATGGAATGGTCGAGACTTCAAGCTCGTCCCGTTTCGCAAGGGGTTCGGCCAGTATGGATACGTCGAGGCCTATGGCGAAGAAACCAAGCTCCCGCTGCTGGAGGCTACCCCATGACGGGTGAACCCCTTGATCCGGTA